CTCTAAAAAGATATACGGATAATGAAATTTAAAAAATTACAATGGAAAAATCTATTGTCATATGGCAATGTTATTCAAACTCTTGAGTTTAAAGAGTCTCCTAATTTAGTAATAATTGAAGGTGAAAACGGATCTGGTAAATCTTCCATAAAGGAGGCTTTAACAGTTTCTACTTATGGTAAATCAGCCATTAGAAAAATGAAAGATCTTCCAAATTGGATCAATAAAAATCTATATACTAGAGTTGAGCTTGAAACTTCAAATGGAGATGATATTATAATAGAAAGAGGAATAGATCCAAATTTTAGTAAAATCATCAAAAATACAGTTCCTCATAATCTACCTGATAAGAGAAAAATTGACGAATATGTAGAAGAAGAGCTTTTAAATCTTTCTTTGTCTATATTTTGTAATACTGTCAGCCTATCATTTGATGACTTTAAATCTTTTATTAATTTAAGTGCAGCAGATAAGAGAAAAATAATAGATCCTATGTTCGGCATAGATATATTATTTGATATGAGAGAAGTAGTTAAAGAAAAATTAAAAGAAGATAAGAAAAAAATAGAATTATCAGAATCTCAGATCTTAAAGAATCAAAATCTTCTTGATAATTCAATGAACCAGTTAGAATCTCTAAGAAATAAGATAGAAGAGAATAAAAAAGACAAATCAGATAAATTATTAGAAGGTATTAAAAATTTACAGAATTCTCTGAAGAAACATCAAGCTGAATACAAAAAAATAAAAGAAGAAGTAGATTCTAAGAAGGAAAATTTAACATCAATTAGTACTGAGATAATAAAAATAGATCAAGAAATAAAAAATTTAAATTCAAAGATTAAATTGTTTGAACAGAATGTGTGTCCTCACTGCCTAAATGATCTTACTTCTGAAAACTCCTTAAATATAAAGAAAGAAATTTCTAAAAAACTAGAAGAACAGGAAGCAGGTTTAAAAAAATACAGAACTGAATATTCCGATCTTAAAAAGATAATAGATGAAATAGTTATAAAAAGGGATTCAGAAAAAGAGTCTTTTTACGACGTGAATTCTAAAATATCTGCCCTCCAATCTGAACTCGATTTAATGGAACACAAAGAAGATAATCAAGAAGAATCTATACTTTCTATAATTTCATCAATCAAGCAATCTATAAAAGAATCTGAACAGGATATTCAAGATGTAAAAACAGATTTTGAGATCTATGAAATCTTAAATGATATGTTATCAGAGGCTGGAATCAAGAGAAATTTAATGGATAAGATAATTCCATTACTAAATAGTAGAATACTGGAAATATCTGAAATATTAAATTTCAAATTTAATTTTCAATTCGATAATGATTTTAATGCAATTATAACCTATTTAGGACTTGAAGTTTCACCAGATAGTTTATCAACAGGTCAGAGAAAAAAGATGAATCTTATTGTTCTCCTTTCATTTATTGAAATAATTAAAATGAAATATAGTAATATGAACGTTATGTTTCTAGACGAAATCTTCAGTGGGCTAGATAAACAGAATGTATATAGAGCAATTAAAATATTAAAGGACTATTCTATTAAATATAACATGACTATATTTGTAGTTTCTCATGAATCTTTACCAGAAGAACTATTTGATTCTAAAATAGAAGTTAAAAACGTAAATGAATTCTCTCAAATGTCATTTAGCGAGCATTCTTCTCAAATCAAAAACCATAGTTAATTTTTAAGTATAAAATAATAAACTTAATCAGATGAAAGTCTATAAGGGTGAATCTTTTTCTCAAGTCTATAAGGAAAGTTTATATGATCTCTATTATTCTCCAGAGTTTGAAACTCAACCTAGAGATTTAAAAATAAAAGAAAATTTAAACGTTGCTCTAGAGATTGAAAATCCGATCCTTTCTCTATATGATAACCATAGAAGAGGATCTCAAGAAAAATATATTGCTGCTGAGCTTCTATGGTATTTTTTAGGCAGAAATGATGTTAGCTTTATAAAAAAGTTTGCCTCTTTTTGGGAAACTATTCAGAACGAGGACGGAACTGTGAATTCGTCGTATGGAAATCTACTCTTTAAAAAGAAAAATAGATTTGGTAAAACTCAATATGAATGGGCAATAGAGTCTCTTATACAGGATTCTGATTCTAGACAGGCAATAATGCACTTTAATCTTCCAGAACATCAATATCCTGGAAATAAAGATTTTGTTTGTACAATGTATGGCATATTTCACATTAGAGACAATAAACTCCATTTGACAGTTTCAATGAGAAGTAATGATGCAATACTTGGAACTCCAACTGATATAGCATTCTTTTCTATTTTACAACAACAGGCTTTAGCTCATTTAAAATTTGAAAAATATCCTGAATTGAAACTTGGATCGTATACTCACGTTATCAATTCATATCATATCTACGAAAGAAATTTTAAAATTGTAGAAGAAATGTTGGAATACGGTTTTTATCCTCTAGATTTTCCAGAATTGTCTCACAATCTAATTTATAAGAATGGTAAACCAGCAGCTTCCTTGAAGCTATTAGAAAATAACTATTTAGACAAAGAATTAGTAAATCAAGATCCTTTATATAATTGGATCCAACAAAAAATAAAATAAAATAAAATGAAAACAGCTACTCTTTTAATTTCATGGATTGCAGCACAGCTAGGATTAACCTTGATATGTTACTTAATGTATAGTTTCTTTTTAATTGATCTATTTAAGTTAGAAATTTCATTTATCCAATGGTTTTCTATAATTGTAATCTCCTCTTGTATTATTCCTTCTGGAAAAATATTAAGATCTTAAGAGGGTCAATCTAATAGCAAAAAAGAAGAAAAAACTAATCCGTTAGAGAAATATTTATCAAATTTTAAAAATGAAAGATAAAGAGCTTAGAAAGCATATTTCCTACTTAAAAATGGCGAGCGAATGGTCTCAAAACTCTTGCTGCCGTAGAAAAAAAGTTGGAGCCCTTATTGTAAAGGATCAGATGATAATATCTGATGGATATAATGGAACTCCTATTGGATTTTCAAATGATTGTGAAGATCTAGATGGTTCTACATACTGGTATGTTTTACATGCAGAGGCAAATGCAATAACTAAACTTGCAAAATCTACTCAAGGGGCTCAAGGATCCACTTTATATGTCACTATTTCTCCATGTAAAGAGTGCTCAAAATTAATTATTCAAACAGGTATCAAAACTGTAATTTATAAAGAGGAATACAGAGACATTTCAGGTTTAAAAATTCTCAGGGAATCCGGAATTCAAATAATTCAATTAGATTATTAATGGAAGATAGATCTATAAAAATAATATTTGTTAGAGAATTTAAAGGATTTAGCTCTGTTTTTGGAAAGAAAAGCAAAGAGGACTATATTTTAAACGTTAATAAGATAATAAAAGATAAATTTAAAACCAAATTTATTTCACCAAATAAGATTCAGTCATTTTTAATAAATTATGAAATTAAAAAATTATTAGATAAGTCTATTAATATCAAAAATAAAAAATATAGAAAAATAGTTTATTTAAATTCAAATCTATCTATTGGTATAATTAATAACGCGATTCAATTCATAAGTAATGAATACTATCCGATTAATTTTACCTACATGCTGATTGAATCTAAAGAGTTTGAAGATGATAAATTAGATTTAATTAATGAATTAGAAATAATTAGAATATAAAAAAACCTGCTTAAGCAGGTTTTAAATTATTTCTTTTTCTTCTTTTTAGGAACGTCGCATTCGCATTCTCCTTCACATTCACACTTATGTCCTTTAGACTTTGCATTTGCATCTGACTCATTTAACATAAATGAAATAAAGCTCGAATTACACTTTCCTTCGTTAGTTTCTCCAACTTCAACTACTGGAATTCCCATGCTTGAATACGGATCTGGATAATTATAAGGATTCTTTTTAACCTCTTGTTTATGAACTAGATCTCCTCCCATTGCTTTATAAGTAGAATTAAACACTTGACTTGAAAAAGTATCATCTCTTTCTACTCTTCGCTGGTAGCCTTTTAATTTATGGTCTTTCTCAATTCTTTTTCCTTTATCATTCATAAAAGCTTTAGCTGAAGAAGGTCCACCAAATCCAGGTTTCTTAAGATTCATATAATCATCGAAAGAATGAACGTCTCTTCTATGTACATCAAACATTTCCATATTTAGATAGTGATTTGGCCAATTCTGCTTTCTCTATAAGTATCACTTATAAATTTAGCACTAATTTTATAAATATCCTTTTTGCCGTAGTCTAAATCAAAAGCAGTTAAAGGTTCAGATAAAAATACTGGCTTGAATTTATATTCTCTAAAGATATCTCCAGCTTTATTAAAAACAACTACTGCTATTTCTCCAACATAGTCTTTTTTCAATCCTTGTCTACCATTTAGAGGATCATAAATTAAGTCTCCCCATGCTCTTAAAAGATTGTATACATACATATTATTATCATCATTTAAGTTGACTTCAAAATCTATTGTAAGAGGTATAGAAGTGCTATCAGGAGCTGCATCTGAATAGTTTCTTTCAGCAAATTTATACTTTTGTTTTACTCCAGCTTTAGTTAAAAACTCAGGAAGTCCCGAAATTTTTGTTACTTGCTCTACTAATATTCCAACAAATTCATTATTTACAAGAGAAGGAGGAGGAGTAATAACCACCTCAAACTGGTTTAAGAATACTGGTTCGTAATAATTAGTAGCTGCGGTTGAATTGTCCCAATGCGGTAATCCTGCCATTTCAAACTGATTTTTTTGTTATTTATCTTTAAAATTATAAAAGCAATTAATCCTTCTTTTTGCTATCTCTAACTCTGGTATAATTTTTCCAAAGCTCGTTATATATATCGCAAGATGCTCCTAAGAAGTTGATAATACCTACGTATTTTTTCTTTTCTTCACCTTCCATATTAGCAACTTTTACCCCAATTTTTTTAGCATCGTCAACCGTTAACTCTTCGTCTTTTTTCTTATTGACTAGTTTTTTAAGGTCTCCTTTTTTTTCAAGAAGGGCAAATTTAGTAAAGCTGGATATTGCTCTATTCATTCCAAGTTATTTTTTTCCAGTAAAAGGAGATTTCTTCTTAACGTTCGCTAAATACTGTTTAGTGTGACGATCAAGATTAGGAGTTCCTTTACCTTTAATTACTTCTCCTGATAATTCTTGTTTAATAGAAGAATTACTTTTAGAGTCTTTAGAAGCTACGTTAGCTTTTTTAGAGTAAGCATTGCTTGCGCTTTTAAAAACTGACATAAACTGATTGTAGTTCATTACAGGGTTTTTCATCATCAATTGATTTTTTTATTATTTATCTTTTCTTAGTTATTTATTTTTACAATTCTATGTTATCTTTATTTAATTCATAAGTAGCATAAAATCTCGGTGGATAATTTAAAATATTAAATCTTCGACCCATTAAAGTAGCGTTTGGATCCCCTCCTAAACAGTTATTAATACTTGCGCTCTGACCTGAATCGTAGCCCGGATCTGGATCTTTGATAAATTCAATAACTAAATTTCCTTTTTTATCCTTTTCTTCTAAAAATTTAAAACTTTCTGGATCTATTTTCCCATCTCCGCCTTCACATTTTTGATACCAAAGTTCTGTAGGAAAATTAGAAAGTTCCTCATTAATAAAAGCTGTAAAATTTTTAATATGTCCCATATATCTAATATTATTTATTTTAAAATGAATCAAGCTTTTTTGCCAACATAATATAAATGCCAAGGTTCTGCTATCCGTAAGATTCCTTTTTCTTTATACGTTACTTCGAAACCATATTTTTCACAATTTTGTAAAACCCATTGTTTAATATTTGGATTAGAATTCCACCAGTCCGGGCTTTCATTAATGATATCGAAAGCTTTACCTGTATGGTGTTGGCTGAATCCAGGAAGACAATTGGCAGCTTGAACATTTTCAATAGTCCTAGGTTTTTTAGATAGAGTAGTATCAGTAGGATTCTTTTTTCCGGTAACTTTACTTCCAAATACGTCAACTTGAGCTTTATGACTTCTATAGTCGCTTAAAAGTTTTGCAGGAATTTTAGGAAAATTTTCTGAAAAAGCCTTTAAAAGTTGGTCTATCGCTTCTTTTGCAACAGGGTCTACTCCTCCTGCGTCTTCTCGGGTTTGTTGGTTTTCTTGCCTTAATTCTGCATCTAGATGGCGCTCTTCGATCTTAACTCCCCATTTTGTCTCAAGCTCGTCAATCAACTTTTTAATGTTATCCGGCAAGCTCATATATAGATTGCCTTTATCAGACTCATTTAAGTTTTCGTTAATAAATTCCGTAAAATTTTTAATGTGTCCCATTTTATCTTTTATTATGATTATTTATTTTTAAATAATCAGATTTTTAAGTATATTATTAATAAAAATTTATGCCAGAAGTTGCCGAAATAAAAATAATGTCGGATTATATTAATCTAACTTGCTCCGATAAAGATTTTACGAGCATTAGTTTTTCACCAAGTGCAATGGATCGAAATATGGGAATAGTTCAACCCAGCGACTTACAAATTTTTAAAATAAAAGCCAAAGCTCGAGGAAAGGAACTAATGTTAGATCTTATTCAAGGAAATGAGATTTTTATGAGTGTTAGATTTTCAATGGGAATGTCAGGATTCTGGTTTCTTTCTACTGATGGCTCTATTCCTAAACATACTCATTTAATATTTAGATCAATAGACGGATCTCGACTATGTATGGTAGACGTAAGGAGATTTGCAAAATGGAAAGTAGATTCTAATTGGTCCTTAAATAGAGGACCCTGCTCCTTAACTGATTATACTGAATTTAAGCATAATATACTCTCAAATTTAAGTAAAAAAGAATTTGATAAACCAATTCATATAGTAATGATGAATCAGAAATACTTCAATGGTATTGGAAATTATCTTAGGGCTGAAATACTTTTTAAAGCAGATCAGAATCCATTCGAATCAGCTAGATCTGCAATTTCTTCTAATCCGAAGGTAATAGAATTATGCGAACAATTAAGCAAAGAATCCTATGTTTTGGGAGGCGGTCAGCTTAAGGATTGGGAAAACCCATTTGATGTTAAATCCTCAGATTTTTCTAGTTGGATTCAGTGTTATGGAAAATTAGAAAGTATTATAGATTCTAATGGAAGGAGACTCTGGTTCGATCCTAAATTTTCTCCAAATTAAAACCTTTTCCACCTTTTCAATAGAATATAATACATGAAGGAGATTAAATTGGAATTTGAGCCCCGTTCTCAACAAACAGAGATACTGGAGTTCTTTAAAGAATCAATCAACACAGATCATAAATTTTCAATTATAGATGCTCCTACTGGAGTCGGAAAATCTTATGCTGCAGTTATGATATCTGATTGGTATATTAAGAATATCAACAAAGAAGCAAAGATAACGGTATTAACAAACAGTAAGCTTCTTCAGGATCAATATTTAAAAGACTTTGAATTCATATCTTCCTTAAAAGGCAATAATAATTATTTCTGTAAAAAGAATTCTATGCCATGTGGAGAAGCTAAGATCTTAAATAAAGCAAAAGGAACACGATGTACTGTTTGTCCTCACACTATAGCTCAATCTAAATTTATAAAAGAGAGAATGA